ATAACGAGCAATACGTACAGCGTCAACCTCTGGTACAACCTTTGTACGGGCGAACTGGCCAAGAACAGATGGGACAACGTTTCCACCGGTCTCTTCATCGTCCATAGCGTCAATGTCAAACTGACGGCCACGGTCGTAAGCGAGGGTGAATGTCTCGAAGTCGTAGGTAACTGAACCAGCGGGGAAGCCGTTGGTCTTTGAGTATGCACCAAGCGCGGGCATATCAATCTTTGGAACTTTAACAGTTCCGACACCGACAAACTCGGCCTTTAGGTCGTCTGCGGTTGAAAGTAGTTCGGTCTTGGAAGCAGCAATAACTACTTCGTCCAACATAGTTGCGTACTTTTCAGCACGGGTAATGGTATTAGCAACTGCCATTTGTTACTCCTTTAGTCCAAATGCGGCACGTATGCTCGCATCTTCACTGTCAGGCGCACCAGTCTTTGGTACGCCAGCGTTTACGGTTGGTTGAGGGAACAAGTAAGCCTTTTCTGCCTTGAACGAGTCCGCATCAAAGCCAGCAAGTTTGCCACTTTCGAGCTTTACATTCTCCAAGTTGATGTGGGCACGAGCTGCTTTGGTGTCAATGCAACCTGCGGCGAGTAGTGCCTTGTCAAGTTCGGACGTTAATTCAAGTTGTGCCTTTTCCTGCGCGAAGCGGGTGGCGTTCTCTTCAGCCTCTTGCTTGATTTTGTCCAGTTCGGACTTGTACTCTTCAGCCGTGTTAGCCTTTTCTTTGAGGCTCTCTAGGTCGGTCATAAACTTTGATAGTTCTGACTCTTTCTCCTGCAATCGGGCTTCGAGCTTTGCTTTCATTTCATCATACTGCTGCTTTGAGATTGTCACTTCTTTGGCTTCGGTGGTTTCTTGCACTTCTTCGCTCATTTGTTTCTCCTCGTTGTCACAGGGCACTATCTCGCCTGTCGGGCTCTTATCTCGGCCCTCCGATAGGTTGCGCAAGTTATCTTATGCGCTTACTTTATCTTATACCACGATAAGTAGTATCTGACAATTATCCAAGTATTCTTTCTCGATTAGATTGCCTTCTCATACCGCTCTGGTCTACTAACGAACGTATGTTCGCCTGACGTTCCCTTATCTTTGCGTTGACCTTTGAGGCATCTAACCCTGCTGCATCTAGGGCTATCTTCTCACGCTTCAACTCGCGTATCTTCCGCTCTTGATAGCGTTGCTTCTGTTCAAGGTCGTAGATGCGGTCGTTCTCCTCACGGTCGATGGGTTCGGGGTAACGCTTACCTAAATCTTCATCGTAGGCTCCGAACGTGTGGCGGCAATTCACTCCACACAAACCAGCAGCGTCACCGTAGCCGGTCGCTTCGATAAACTCTGGGTACTTGTCTGATGTTCCTGACAGGGAGAATATACCACCCTGCCATTCAGCGTGTTCAGGCCTTGCGCCTGTATGCCACGACACCTCAACGAGGTCTTGCCCTGCCTCTGCATAGAGTTCTAGTGAAGCAGAGGCGGCTTCTTGGTTAATCTCGGTACGGATAGTCGAGCGGATAGCGTCCTCGACCTGTAAAGTACCGCGCCCGTCATACCTTATCTGCGAGATGCCGCGCGATCCAAGTTCCGTTACGGCATCTTCTAGGGCCTGTTGGGAAGTCTTAACGCCTGACGCAACTGCCGTTGTTGCCTTCGTTACTATCTCATTGTAGGCTTGTGTCGTGCCGCCAATGATTGAAGCGTTAGAGTCAAGCAGACGTTGTGAGGTTATCCGTGCCAGCCTATCGAGTTTATCCAGCATTAGCGGTGATAAGGTTGCACCGATAAACGATGCCTCACCAGCAATGCCACCGCCCACGTACTTCATCACCGTGCTAGCGGCTGTTTCGTCAACCTTCTTGCGAGATACTGCGAGGGCTTGTGAAACGTCTGCTGCGGTGTTGTAGGCTAACTGTTCGGCTAGATACTCGCCTGTGTTTGTGAGGTCGTCCTTTTGAAAGTTGCTTGGCGAGCTTGGCAATTACTTCGTCCTCAATCTCTCGGTAAACCTTCACCAATTCAGTCGGGGGCGCGGCGTATCTGTTCGGGGGTTAGCATTAGAGCAAGCTGTCAATCCCTGACGGGGCGTTGGCCTTTGCGGTTGCCTCGTCCTCACCGTACCATTTAACGCGATACTCCCACACCTGCATAATGCCAGCACCGATGTCAGAGAGGTCTTGCGCCCTCTTAGTGTTAGAGTCGTCAACCACGCTATCAGCGTAGCGGACTTCAACAGGTGCGTTATAGTCCACTGGTACGTTCATAACCTCGTTAGCACTCCATAGTAGAGCCTTGCCCAAAGCGTGGAGAGGCTTGTGAAGTTCATTCTGATGGGTTTTGAGGTTGTTGAACAAGTCCATATTGTCGGCAACCACTTCGGTGGCGGTCTTGTTCATCTTGGCTTGGTTCAAATAACCCTTACCGAAGCCACAACGAAGCGACAACTTATCCATAGCCTCTGCGATAGCCTCTTTGTTGTCGGCTATACGGAGAGATGGCTGGAAGTGTTCGATGCTGTTCGAAACGGTTGAGTCGCCTACTTGGCCAATCATCTTACGGAAGATTTGCTGGTCTTTCTCGCGGGGGATAATAGCCTTACCGTTCTCGTCAAGGTCGAGCAGGGTGTCGGATATAAACAACATAAGCCTGACCAAGATAGATGTCCTTGTGCATATTGTCCCACGCCATATCAACCATCTGTATGCAGTCGATGGCATCGTCAAAGATAGAGCGTCCCATCGGGGTGATTGGATCGTAAATGTTGTCAATCGCGGGACGGATTAAGCCAAACAGCGGGATAGATGATTTGGTTTCAATGACCGCCTCATTGGGCCCGTAATAACCTGACCTTTTATCACTAAACATCATTATCGAGATGCGGTAGCCTGTGTCGATTAGTTCGTGGATAGCCAACTGAACCAGCCTTCTCACCCTTTACTACCACGTTTAGACACGAACGCAACCTCTTGTAGCTCGTCCTCGTTGTAGGTGAGTGGGATAATCTCCCGTGCCTCGTGACGTTGCACGAATACTTTAGCCATCGGTGACTTCAAGCCTGTTTCTGCGATATTCTCAAACCGTAGACTCCAAGCTGACGTACCCAGAGCGAACCCAGACTCAACGAGCCCCTGCCCTTTAGCAAGGAATGAAGTCATCTTTAGGTAGTTGTCAAGCCACTCGTTAGCCTTTGAATCTTCCGATATTATCCCGGTGCTTTCGTTAAACAGCAAACTCGCCCAGCTTGTACAGACAAACCGAGCGGGGTGTAGTGTCTTGCGCTCAAACTTAAAGGTCCGGCTGTCTACCCGTTCCTTGTAGTTATAGAACTTGTTAGCACCCATATACCAGCCTAGCCACTCCTCGATGTAGGGAGCCATTGAGTTGCCAATGGGNTAGCCTTTGCTTGCTAGGTGTCGTTGGGCTTGTGATAGTGAACTCATATTAACCTCGTTGTCCCATAGTTAGTGATAAAGCGTACCGAGTGGCATCTATGCAGTTATGCACAATCACGCCACTAACAGTAAACTCGTGGTTCTTGTCAACCATTATGTCATACACCACTTGCCTTTTGCCCATTTGGACGCTTGATACCTTCGCACTTCCGAGAATAGGTTGTGTTTTGTAGTCGCACGATATTAACTCGCTACCTACAACTAAATCAGCCGCCTCAACCCAACCATCTGCGGCGAGTATACGGTGGTCTGGTGTGCAAGTTAGCAGTTCTCCGTTAGATAGTGACACGTCAAGAGTATCCTTGTGTCCGACAAGCCACGATTTCAGCACCTTGTTATACCCGTACCTCGTGAGTACCATATCTCCTTCTGTCAATGAGTCCATGCGGCGTTTGCCGCTAGGTGTGTCGACCAGCATATTGCCTGCTATGCAGTGGTTATCCTTGTCGGGCAACGCCTCTATTGGTTCGCCAGTCTTATCAACTTGATACTCATAGCGCGAGAACTCCTTGAACGCTAAAGGAGTCCTACTGCTGTCTATTATAATAGCATCTAAACTTTGCAGCCACTTGATACCATACTGAATTGAACCTGCGCCCTTCTTCACTGACCTCACGGGCAGCCCTAACGTCAT